AGGTAGAGCAGCCGGTGGTCCGGTATTACCAGGAAGTAGCTATCTTGTTGGCGAGCGCGGACCAGAATTGTTAAAAATGTCTGGCTCGGGCACCGTTACCAGTAACAGTCAAATTATGTCGGGTATTGATGCTGAACGTAGATCAACTGCTGCAGCCAATGAGAATATCATATCTATTATGCGCGAACAGTTGGCCATTAACCGAGAAATGCTAGCAGAAACACGCGATGTCAAGGATTATATGAACGATCTAAGATCATCAAATCAGTTAATTGCTATTCACACAGTGTGATTCCATAAATAAGTTATGGGAATATATCAATGACCTGGCGTAAATACTTTAAATCACCTAATTCCTCTCTAATGGGCGCTGTTGGTACTGGTATAAATTCTGCCGCATCAAGTAGCCCAACCTATCGCAACTATCAGAGCAATTTACCTGAGCTCTATACTGGACATCCTAATCGTATCGAACGTTATAATCAATATGAGCAGATGGATATGGACAGCGAAGTTAATGCTGCCTTGGATATCTTAGCTGAATTTAGTAGTCAGCCCAACAATACCAATGGTCTGCCTTTTAACATCAAGTATAACGACAAGCCTACCGATACTGAAGTGGAAATTATCAAAGAGCAACTACAGCAGTGGATCAGTCTCAATGAGCTGGATCGTAGAATATTTAAAATAGTACGCAACACTATCAAATATGGAGATCAAATTTTTGTTAGAGATCCTGAAACTTTCCAGTTGTACTGGGTGGAAATGAGTAAGGTTACCAAGATCATTGTCAATGAGGCCAAGGGCAAAGAGCCCGAGCAATATGTGCTTAAAGACATTCAACCTAATCTACAAAATCTCACAGTCACTGTGGTAAGCACATCAGACACTTATATAAACCACCCGCAGGTGGGCGGACCTACCGGTGCTTATGTGCAGCCTAATGCACCGTTTACTGGGGGCAGTAGGTTCAGTCATGCACAAAATGAAGTGGCAGTAGCTGCCGAGCATATTATGCATATAAGTTTAACTGAAGGACTGGACATATTCTGGCCTTTTGGCAACAGTGTATTGGAAAATATCTTTAAGGTTTTTAAGCAGAAAGAGCTACTGGAAGATGCCATTATTATCTATCGTGTTCAGCGAGCACCTGAACGCAGAATTTTCAAGATTGATGTAGGCAACATGCCAAATCATATGGCCATGGCCTTTGTAGAACGCATCAAAAATGAAATACATCAACGTCGTATACCCACGCAGACCGGGGGCGGTGTTAACATGATGGATGCTACCTATAATCCCCTTAGTACCAACGAAGATTACTTTTTTCCGCAGACTGCCGATGGTCGAGGCAGCAGTGTAGAAACATTAGCCGGGGGACAAAATCTTGGAGAAATCACAGATCTGCGCTTTTTTACTAACAAACTGTTTCGTGGGCTGCGTATTCCCAGCAGCTACTTGCCCACCGGAGTAGACGACGGCACACAAAATTATAATGACGGACGTGTGGGCACAGCACTAATACAAGAATGGCGGTTTAACAGATATTGTATCAGACTACAGACCAGGATTGCCAACAAGTTAGATCAGGAATTCAAGCTGTTTATGCGCTGGCGCGGTATTAATATTGACGGACAATTGTTTAGTCTGCAATTAAATGAACCGCAGAATTTTGCACAGTACAGACAGGTTGAAATTGATGCTGCTCGAATCAATGTGTTTACACAACTGGAACAGGTCCCCTATTTCAGCAAACGTTTTCTGATGAAACGCTATCTTGGTTTAGATGAGCAGGAAATGAAAGATAACGAAGAAATGTGGTTGCAAGAACAAGGTGACTCAGCAGGAGGTACTGATATTGGACTACGTAGTGTAGGTATTACTCCAGGGGGCTTAGCCGGAGATATGCAGGCATTGCAGTCTCTAGATCAACAAACAGCCGCCGAAGGCGGTGCCGAAGTTCAAGACAATCAATTGGCCACTGGTACTGCACCTGCTGCAGGTATATCGGCTGCTGTTCCAGGAACAGGCACAGCTAGTCCACTGGGTAGTGCACCGGCTGCTCCTGCTGCTGCTGGATAAATATCTCTATGTTTATATTAGATATATTTGAGGACTCTGATCTTGCTGTTGATCAACAGCGGGATAATAGTATTAAAAAAATGGGCGAACTACGCAAAAGTCGTCTTACTCTGGCACAGATCAAACGTCTGCGTATGATGAATGATCTTAAAAAATACGAACAGCAAAAAAAGGTCAAAGGCCTTTCACAACAGTATAGACCTGCCGCAGCAGCGGGTGTTGTACCTGGTTTATAACCCAAATCCCCCGAAAACACGCCATTACAAGCATAATATTACAATATTATGTAAATACCTATAACGTAGTACATAATTTACCAGGAGTCATTAATAATGAACAATTATGAGAAGTTGATTGAATATATTATCAATGAGCAGGAAGATAAGGCTCGTGAGCTTTTCCATCAGATTGTGGTTGAGAAAAGTCGTGAAATTTATGAGAATCTCATTGACGAAGAACCATTGGTTGGGACCGATGAAGTCGACCATCTAATAGACGAAATTGATGCTGATCAAGAAGGCATGACCGAAGCCGACGACGAGCTAGAAATAGACGCAGAAATGCCCAATTTGGATGAACCGGGCATGGATAAACCGGGCATGGATAGCACGGACATGGATGGCATGAACATGGATAGCACGGACGACAAAGATGAACTAGAAGATCGTGTCATGGATCTAGAAAGCGCATTAGATGAACTCAAAGCTGAATTTGATGCACTAATGGCCGACGAAGAAAGCGAGCCCGAACACCACGACGGTGAAGAAGATCCTGAGTTTGGCGGCAAAGAGCCCAAAGAAAGTCTGGTCCGCGAATACGTGGACAAAGTAGCACATCCTTCGAACACCGAAGGCCAAACAGTTGGAACCGGTGCCAGCAACAAACCCAGCGTACATGCCAAGAGCCCAGGGCTACAAAAGGCCAACAACATGGGAGGCACCGCTGGTAATATTGTCAAGGGTGGTAGTGAACAGGCAGCTGATGGAAAGCCAATGCCCAAGCCCAACAACGAGTATACTCGCGGGCAAGGCCAGGTCAAACATGCCGGCAGTTTTGAAAATGTTCCCGGTGCCAAGACCAAAGGCTATGCACATAAATCTGGCACCAAAGACAGTGAAGCAGATGTAAACACCAAGAGCCCACTGGCCAGATAATTGTATACTATGACTTACCTGAGAGAAAATCTAACATTTGATCATGCCAAGATGCAGATCTTGCATGAGGATAATTCGGATGGCTCCGGTAAGAATCTGTACATGAAAGGCATTTTTATTGAAGGCGGAGTAAAAAATGCCAATCAGCGTGTTTACCCTGTACAGGAAATTGCCAAGGCGGTCAATACCATTAACGAACAGATCAAAGGTGGATACAGTGTATTAGGAGAAGTAGACCATCCAGACGATCTAAAAATCAATTTAGATCGTGTGAGCCATATGATTGAACAAATGTGGATGGATGGGCCTGCTGGGCATGGTAAATTAAAAATCCTACCAACACCCATGGGACAGCTGGTCAAAACCATGCTAGAAAGTGGAGTCAAATTGGGTGTTAGCAGCCGTGGTAGCGGCAACGTATCAGAATCCACTGGGCACGTCAGTGAGTTTGAAATTATCACCGTGGATGTGGTGGCACAACCCAGTGCTCCGCATGCTTATCCTCGAGCCATATATGAAGGCCTAATTAACATGCGTTATGGTCATAGGTCGCTAGAAATAGCCGGTGAAGCTGTAGAAAATCAAAAAGTGCAACGGTATCTAAAGGACGAAGTAGTTCGTCTGATTAGAGACTTGAAAATATAGGAGATATTGCAATGTTTGATGCATTAAAACCATTGCTAGATAGCGGTCTAATTAACGAAGACACACGTACAGCCATCAATGAAGCCTGGCAATCTCGGCTCAATGAGGCACGTGAACAGATTCGCAGCGAACTTCGTGAGGAGATGGCCGGCCGTTATGAGCATGACAAGCAACTAATGGTCTCGGCACTAGACAAAATGGTCACAGAAAGTCTGGCCAAAGAAATAGAAGAATTTGTTGGTGAAAAGCAGGCAATGGTTGAGGATCGTGTAAAATTCAAAAACCATATGATGGAAAGTGCTGTGCGTTTCGACAATTTTATGGTTAACAAGTTGGCTGAAGAAGTACAAGAGCTACATGCCGATCGTAAAGTTCAACAACAAAATTATCAACGTCTAGAAAAGTTTATTGTTCGTGCACTAGCAGAGGAAATACGTGAATTTAGTCAAGACAAAAAGGCCGTAGTAGAAACCAAGGTACGTTTGGTCGCAGAAGCAGGCATCAAGTTAGATCAACTGCAAAAGCGTTTTGTCAAGCAGAGTGCCAAATTGGTCAAGGAATCAATTGGTACCAAACTAAGTACCGAACTGAATCAATTGAAAGAAGACATACAACAGGCTCGTGAGAATCTGTTTGGTCGTCGTATTTTTGAGGCATTTGCCAGCGAGTTTTCATTGACACATTTGAATGAAAGTCGAGAACTGCAAAAGCTAAAAAAATTAATCGAACAGCAGGAGCAACAGCTGGTTGAGGCCGCAGAGGCCAAGATTGCAGCTGAGCGTATTGTTGAAAGCCGTGACCGCGAGATTCGCGTGATCAAAGAGAACCAGGACCGTCGTCAAGTAATGGACGAACTACTGAGTACTCTGGTAAAAGAGAAGCAAGCGGTAATGCGCGAACTTCTAGAGAGTGTGCAGACTACAAAATTGAAGACTGCATTTGAAAAGTATCTACCTGCTGTACTCAACAGCGTCTCTAGTCGACAGGATCAAAAAAGCCTGTTAAGCGAAAGTCGCAGTCAAGTCACAGGAGATAAAACTGTTAAACTAGCACAAGATCAAGACACTGCCAAAGAAAGCAATGTGGTTGAGCTCAAGCGTTTAGCAGGGTTGAAATAATAGTTAAACCTTAAAGGAAAGAAAATAATGACACAAGAACTATTAGAAAGCCGTTGGGGCGAAACTAAAGATGCCCTGTTAGAAGGCTTGCAAGGTAATCGTCGTACTACCATGGGTGTGATTCTAGAAAATACTCGTAGAAGTCTCATGGAAAATGCCACATCGGGTGCCACACAGTCCGGTAACATCAGCACACTAAACCGTGTGATTCTGCCAGTGATTCGTCGTGTAATGCCCACAGTTATTGCCAACGAGATTGTTGGTGTTCAGCCAATGACTGGTCCAGTAGCGCAGATTCATACACTGCGTGTTCGTTATGCTGATACTGCTGCTGCAACCATTACCACTGATGGTACCACAGCTGGTGACGAAGCTCTAAGCCCGTTTCGTATTGCCACTGCCTACAGCGGTAACTTGACTACCAGCCGTGCAGACAGCACAGCCACTCTTGAAGGTGTACCTGGTCGCCGCATGAACGTGCAAATCATGAAGCAGGTTGTTGAAGCCAAAACTCGCAAACTAAGCGCACGTTGGACATTCGAAGCTGCACAAGATGCACAAGCCATGCATGGTCTAGATGTTGAAGCAGAAATCATGGCTGCTCTAGCTCAAGAAATCACAGTTGAAATTGATCAAGAAATTCTAGCTAGCTTGCGTAGCCTGGCTCCTAACATCGGCCAATTCAATCAGGCCACAGTGAGTGGTACCGCTACATTTGTTGGTGACGAACATGCCGCATTGGCTGTTCAAATCAATCGTGGTGCAAATCTGATTGCTCAACGCACACGTCGCGGTGCTGCTAACTGGGCAGTGGTCAGTGCCGAGGCTCTTACCGTGCTACAGAGTGCTACTACCAGTGCGTTTGCTCGTACCACAGAAGGTACCTTTGAAGCTCCTACTAACAATAAATTTGTTGGTACACTCAATGGTGCTATGAAGATCTATGTTGACACCTATGCCCAAGCAGGTACTGACGTGCTGATTGGCTACAAAGGCACTAGCGAAGCTGATGCTGCTGCATTCTATTGCCCATATGTGCCATTGATGAGCAGCGGTGTTGTTCTAGATCCAGCAACCTTCGAACCGGTGGTTGGTTTTATGACACGTTATGGATATGTTGAGTTGACAAATACTGCCAGCTCGCTCGGTAACGCCGCAGATTATCTCGGCGAAATCAGTGTTAGCAATCTAACGTTCTCTTAATCAAAGCTTCTCAAAGGGATGGGAAGGACGAAAAACCGCCTTAGGGCGGTTTTTTGTTGGCAGAAAATCATATATAATATTACACAAGCTCAAATGTTACATGGACAAGCAAACACAAATAGGTGAATTAATAGAGGCCAATCCCAGGCACTACAGTCGTATGATAGCCAAAAGACCTGATCTAGCAGAATGGGTCAATGATAATTGTTTGGTAGACACTGACAATTTTGCAGAAAAAATATACAGTGCATTAAATAAAAAAGATAATAGATGTGTGCATGGGCAAATAAAAAAATTCACGGATATTAGTACCGGATATAGAAACTGCGGTCCTGCCGGCAAATGTGAATGTGCCAGACTGCAGGTATCGGCGAATGTTAGATCTGCTAAACTAAACCAAACCGCGGATCAACGACAACAGTCTCTAGAGCTAAGAAGGTCAACCAATCTTGAAAGATATGGAGTATTAAATGTTGGACAAACAGCAGCAGCTCGACAACGTCATGCAGACTATTATGCTGCTGTTCGAAAGCCCAAAAGAAAATCATTGAGCAGTTATGAAAAATTAAATAAAAAATTTCAGCGATTCAACATCAGATTCCTAACGCCAGAATCTCTATATACCGGTGTCAGTAATCAAGTATATTATGAATTTGAATGCCAGGAATGCAGTAATCAATTTAGAGATTATATAGATAACGGCCATATACCCAAATGTCGTGTGTGCAATCCGTATAAGCCTGAATATGTCAGCGGGCAAGAAACCGCTGTCTATGAATTTGTTGCTGGATTAGTCCCTGATGCCGAACAGAGTAATAAAAAAATAATCGCACCTTATGAATTAGACATTGTTGTTCCTAGTAAAAAACTAGCGATTGAATATTGTGGACTATTTTGGCATAGTGAATACAATCAGCCTGATCCTAATTATCATGCAAATAAATTAAAATTGTGCAAACAACAAGGTCTTAGATTAATTACAATTTTCGAAGACGAATGGACTCATCGCAGGCCAATCGTGGAAAACAGATTACGTGCCATACTAGGAGCAACGTCGAAAATATATGCTAGAAAGTGTCTAGTAAACCCCATTGCAATTGCATTGGCAAGAGAATTCACCGAGCAACACCACATACAAGGACACAGTCAATGTCGATATGCATATGGGTGTTTTTTTGAAGGTAAATTAGTTGCTGTAATGACATTTGGCCGACCCAGGTATAATCGGCATTATGAATACGAATTAATCAGATATGCAAGTATAGGCACAGTAGTAGGCGGTGCTGGTCGACTGTTATCGGCATTTGTCAAACAGCACGACCCTAAAAATATCATAAGCTACTGCGATCTGCGCTGGGGTACTGGTAATCTATATCAAAGACTGGGATTTGAGCAAGTCAAAGCCAATGGGGTCGGCTACAGCTATACAGATTTCGTACAACGCTATCACAGGTCCAAGTTCACAAAGAGCAGCCTGGTCAAGAATGGTGCCGATCCTAATTTATCCGAACACGAGATCATGCGCGAAAAGAAAATGTACAGGATCTGGGACTGTGGCGTTGGCTGCTATGTTAATAAATTCTCAGCCTAACCGCCACCACCGGTATTATTACTAGTAGTATTAGTTGTATTAGTTGTATTGGTGGTAGTGGTAGTGGTAGTGGTAGTGGTGCCTGTTAGTTTACTAGTGGCTGTGTTGACCATGTCTTTGTTGGCATTAATCAAGGCGGTCAAGCTACCAGCTGCCTGACTGCCTAATGTCTGCAAAGTTGTGTTATTGGCAGCATTGATACTGGTTATGGCAGTGATTCCTGCGCCGGCGGCTGTGCTAACACCATTGATACCGGCTGTGCCTAGATTGGTGGCTGCTGTGAATCCGGTACCAGCAGTGCTGGCAACACCATTGATACCGGCTGTGCCTAGATTGGTGGCTGCTGTAAGTCCGGCACTGTTGCTGTCCTTAAGTGCATTGAGTCCTGCAATGCTCATGCCCTGCAGACTGTTAAATGCTGCTGTGCTCTGCGAACCCAGAGCTGCGAACCCTGCAGAGGAAGTTTGATTAATAGCCGAGAAGCCACTGTTGGCAATTGTTTGATTGGCTGTATGCCCTGCTGCGTTCATGTCAGTAAATGCTCTGTTTGTGCTGATAGCGACGGCTGCTTGATTGTCGCTTTGCCGCATGGCCACAGCACTGTTGCGATTTACAGTATAAAATTGAGCAAAAGTAGGTAATAGTACGCTGGTCCATTTGAGGGCGGAATCTGCCAGAGTCTCAGGTGCAGATACCTGCTGTTGTGGTCGTTGATTATTACCACCACCGCCCATTTGTATGCTTAACACAGCCGCTACTTTGGCAGCACTGTCACCATTTTTGGCAATTTCGGCTAGAGCATTGTATCTGGCAGTTTCGGCCACAGCGTATGCTTGAGCGATCTTCTGCTGTGTTTCTGAATACATCTTGTAGTCTGTGGTACTGCAACCTGTTAGTAGCATTGCTACTGCTATTGAAATGATAATAATTGAACGCATAGGATTACCTCTTTTGGGTTGTATCAGTTATTTATACCTGCAGAGTATAAATACCTAGTTCGTAATCACTTATGTGGAGCCCAACCACGTAGGCCTAGAACGCCAACCAAGGAGAAAACAAATGGGACGTCCGATTAATAAGAAATTTTTTGGTTTTGATAACAACGACAATATTCGTGTGCGTTTTCACAATGGCACTGCCAGTGTGGATGGTGCTATTCAGCGTCAACGTGGCAGCAAGACATTTATCTGTGTAGATGCCGCAGGAACCACAGCCAGCTGCAGATTAGTTGCCAAAGCTGACGGTAGTCTGGCTGCAGGCGAAATGACTATCAAGGTCAAGGCCGACGATGGCACATTAGGCTATGTTGGAAAAATTTCTGGTCGCAAGATCACAGCAGTCAACACCGCAGGAACAGTGATTTTTACCGGTCCCTGGAACTTTAGTGTATCTACCACAGACACCTATATTCAAGTTGAAGAGGCTGGTAATACCAGTGTATTCACAGGCAATGTGGACATTACCGGTAACGTGGCCTAACCAGCTACTAGACTCAATAATAGCACCCTGGGGTGCTATTTTTTTCTCTAGAGTTTTAGCATAAATATCTAAAATCTCCGATTATGAGCTCTTACGACAGAATCAACAGTGACTATTATTTAGACACGCTGGAAGGCAGTGTATTTGTCACAGCCGATCGCGGGTTCGGTAGCATTGTCTTAAGAGGTAATGTGGTAATTATTGGTAAACTTACTGATGTCAAAAGTATAGATACCGAAATCACTGATAATATTATTGTACTTAATTCCGGTACTGTTGCCACGCCCTATTTAGATTCTGGTATTGATGTACGCAGAGGAACTAGCCCTACAGTTGGAGTGCACTGGAACGAATCTATAGATCGTTGGCAAATTACCAACGATGGCTACAACTGGGGTAATATAATGACCAGGGTCCAAGATGACCCTGATCCACATCTAGGCGGACATCTGTATGTCAATGGCTGGGAGATAAGATCCGAACCACCGCAGCACATAGAACTAAGACCAGGCTGGGACGGCACCCAGGCCACAAAGGGTATTAGAATTTATAATAGCACTACCAGTTCCGCAGCAGCAGCCAACAGCACTGTTATAGTCAGTAGAGAACCTGCAGCAGGGCAAACCGGACTCTATGTCAGCAACTCGTTGGTTAACGATCAAGAGCTAATCACCAAACGCAAAGCATTGGTCTATGCTTTGATATTATAGGACCTGTTATGGCATTAACCAATACATCTATTTCTAATGTGCCTGCTAGTATTTTTACCAGTGTGGGTTCCAATGCTGTTACTGTACTTTATATCTGCAATTCAGGCAGCTTGCCGGTGCATTTTAATATCTATGCTGTGCCCAACGGTGGTACTCCAGACAGTACCAACACAATCTATTTTTCAATTCCTTTGACTATCAATGATACCTATGTAATAGATACCGAAAAATTAATTTTAGAAAATGGCGATGCCCTGTATGCCAACATAGATCTAGCTCCTAATGTCACAGTGCGTGTGGTATCAACTGTAAGCACCATTGGGGTCTAGTATGGGGCGATATGCCAAGAATAGAGAACTGAGATCGGCCAGCTATAGCATACGCCTGCCTGTGGGCAGTTCGGCCATTGGTCCCAATGATCCTGTAGATGGACTAATTAGATATAATTTTATACTGGCACGCCCGGAAGTCTATTTTAGAAACAAATGGCGTCCAATTGGCACCGGCAGTGACATAGAATATCCCTATAAGGATACCTTTTATGGCAATGGCTCGCAGACAGTTTTCACCCCCATGCGTTTTAGCTACCCGGCAGGCAATGAGCTGTACATATTTGTGTTTATACATAATGTATTTCAAAACCCTGGTGTCAGCTATGTGGTCAACAACTATGATCTGGTGTTTACTTCACCGCCGCCAGATGGGCATCCTGTTGTAGTTTTACACGGACTGGTAACCGGGGACTACAGCGAACCAATTCCAGCCTATTGGACCAATTATTTCACCAACAGCTTTAGTCCTGGCTATTCAATCGTAGCTACCGACGACTATACAGGTGGCGACATCAATGATGTTGCTGCCGGTCAAACACTGCGATTTGATGTCAGCACATTTAATCAAAGCGAAACCATCTACTACACTGTGGAGTCTGTCTAATGTCCATTGGTAGAATTTCCGGGCCCATGCTGCTACGCAATCTGGAGCGACAGGGCCTGGATCTAAGCGTTGATGGTAATCTAATCTATTTTGATGTTACACGTCGTCGTGTTGGTATCAACACCGGTACACCTAGGCAGGCCCTGGATGTGCGCGGCAATGTTATTATTGATGGTCGGGTAATAGTAGATCGGTTATACAGTCTGCCCACCTATGAACCACCCAACAACAGTGTATTGGTTGCCACGGGCGGCCCCAATAGCGAAACATTCTGGGGGCCAGCACCGCCCAGCACCGGCATACGTCGGCGGCGTTTTCAGTACACAGTCAACAGCCTACTAGGCTACGGGTCAGCCAATGTAACATTCAATTTGGGCACCGCCAGCATAGTTTATGCGGTCACAGTCATGCCCACTGCCAATCGACAAATAAGGCTAGAAGCATTTACTACCCCCAGCAGAGACGATGTCAATCCCTATACTTTTATCAGTACTCCTGATCATAGAACTGATGATGGCACAGTATATCTCAATGATGGCAGCAGTTTCCAGAGCAGACAATATAGTATTTGGGCAAACTTTGAGGAACCGCCTACACAGAATATATATCTAACCCTGACCAGTCTGGACAACTATGGTCCTGGTCAGGGTGTTGACATAGAATTATTCTATTATCCAGCTGTAACAGACAGCGGCGCCATACTAGAAGTGGTCAACACTCTGCCCAGTGCGGTTTATATAGGAAAAATGGCCTATCTGACCTCAGACAATCGTGTTTATGTCTATGGTCCTACCGGATGGGTAGCATTAAATTGATTTTGATAAATAACTTTATATCTAGTCTTAGCGACTAGCCAGGGAGATTTTAATAAAATGCCTGTAATTAGTCCACAAATCTATTATGTAAACAAGAGTGACAAGAGAGCCACTCGTGGTTTTTATTCGGAGGAGCGAGCCGGTTTCGTAAGAGTCAGTGATCTGGTCTACGATTTTACCAATCTACTAGTCACAGACCTGGGTGTATGCGATCTAAAATCTTTTAAACTAATTGAAACAATCAATTCTAATAGTCAAGTTTTGGCCAATGCTGTAAATTCTCATACCAGCGGCATAACAATAGCCAGTAATGTGTTATTGGGAATTTCGGATTCCAATACCTCAGAACGAGTGCGTACAATTGTTACCCCAGGGGTGGGCTATGCCGTTGGTGCTAGTCTGACACATCTCATAGCAAACACAACCAATAATGTGGAAATTCGTGTTACATCTATTGATTCAATGACCGGTGGTATTACTGGATTTGAAATTCTAAATTCAGGCAGTTACTATACCACCACCGGATCCAGCACAGCGTCGGCCAGCAAGGCATTGACCTATAAGGCACGTGTGTCTACAGCAACTCCGGTAGTGAATCAAGACTATACAGAATTCTGTACACTGGCTCTAGCTGGTCAAGTCAGTGACGATGGTACCACTGGACTAGGTCAAGGCGGTACATCAGGTATAGGCGGAACAAAATCTATCCCCAATGGTCTATTGGTAGGACAAGAAGTATTTTTAGGTCCAACTGCCAACGTCAACAGCACTATTCCGGCCAATACAACAGTAGCACAAATTGCTGCTAATGTTATTGGTGCAACAACTAGGATTACTCTAAGGTTTAGTAACAGTATTACAGTTAATAATGGCGACACGCTCTATTTTAGGGGAACCGGTGCGTTACTCAAAGACAATCAGTACCGTGTGCCCAACAAGTTTACAGCTATTGTAGAGTCTAATGGTAGAATCAATCCCTTGGCAAGTTCTGCCACAGTACAGGGTACCTTGGCCGCCACAGTATCAGCCAATACTCAGGTACAGTTAACAAGCCTAACCGGAGGTATCGGTGGGGTTCCTGCCGAAGTCTATGCTGGCCAATTGTTCAATTCTGGATCAACTAACAGCACAATTGTGTCAGCAAACGTCAATATAGTCACCGGCACCGCCAATTTGGTTTTGAGTACTCCAATTAGTCTATCATCCGGCGCCACTGCCAACATCAGATTTGATCCAGATTATCTGCAACCATGGCGATTGGCCTTTGATGTCATTGATAGTCAGACTCTCAATATCTACGCAGCTACCCATGTACAGCTTCAAGACAATGGCAATATTGCTCGTGTTACTAATTACAACGGTGAAGTCATAGATCATGCTGGTATAATGGGCAATTTGCCCACTAGTAATATTACGGTAGGCGGTAGAGTCGTGGACAAACGCATAACTGTTGGTAATGTGGACCAGGGTTTTGTCAATCGCAGTCTGCGTGTAGGCAGCTATCCCGAAGCCTATCCTATGAATTATGCAGTAACACTTAATAACCGAGGTATGTTTTTTGGTGTCTGGGAAGGCAGTTGGAGTGCCATACACAGGTCCGCGGCGCAGTTTGCGGCCAATGGTAACAATTGGTTCAATTGGTTTGTGGTTCAGAGACCAGTTGATCGTATTACTGGTCGAGTGCTGACTGCTGGTCGTGCACCTGTATTTTGTATTAACAGTGTTGGCTATAATTACTGGAAGTTTATTGTGCGCGAACGCGATGTTCTACATCCAACACAAGGCGATCCTGAACAGACCAGCTATACCTATACCTACAGCGGAAACGTCGTGGTACAGACAACCCCATATCGGGTGCCTGCAGACCAACATACTGATGACAGCTTTGCCATATTAAATACCACAAATCAAATTGCTCTAAGCGAGAATAGCAAATATCTAATCAGTTTTTTACATAATCTGACCACACCAAGATTCAGGTACAGTGAAGAATTAGACATGATCGGGCAGACATCAGCTGATGTCTGTATGGCTGGCAATGATGTACTGATCACTGCCTATCAGGAAAGTGGGCAAAGAGCCTACAAGGCATTACCGGCCAACAAGCCCTATAACACAGGTCTAAGGATTTGTGTACTAAGAGATGTGGTCTAATTAGGAGTTTATGATAAAATGGCTTGCTATTCAGTAACCAAATACGGTTTTACAACGGTGACATCATTGATGTCGGACATTGATCTTGAGTTAACAACACCACACAGTGGAGTCACCTATTTTGTCAAAGCTACTACCCAAACATCGGGCGCTGGTAATATTTTATTGTACAAAACCACTGCCAATGTAGATCCTTTGTCTGATTATATCAATGCTAACATCAGTCCCATAAGCTATGGCTGGAGATTGGGATTTTGGATGCACGATCTCTATCGTGTCACAGCACATGCTGGCACCGAGCTACAATATCCCGATAATGTCACATTCACCACAGTGGCCTATGCCAGTAACAGAGCTTATGTGGGCACTCCTAGCTATCGAGAACCACCAGGATCAATGAATACCAGTGTATGGTCCGATACAAAAACTGTGGCTGGTACAGTGTATCCAGTTCCAATGGACAACAATTTTGACGAAGTTTGGTTAAATCGAGATCCAACTCAGAATTTGTCAGTAAATGCCTATCCAATGAACTATACCTTAACCATGACTAATCGTGGTGTATTTCTCACAGTATGGGAGGACAATCAGGAGGAAGTGCCTACTGATCCTAGTCCAACAACTGGATTTACTAATTTAGAGAAGGTCTACGGCAACAGTCCGATTCGTTGGCTGCTGGTTCAGAGACCGGTTGATCGTATTACTGGTAACGTTCGTGGAGGTTCTGCCATGCGTGGCAATGTCAATCCAGCAGTGGAGACCAGTCGTTGCCCAGTGTTTGCTTTATTTGGCACAGGACAGCCCAATCAGTACAAAAAATTTGTGGTAAGAGAAAATGATGTGTTAACACCTAGTGCCAAGAAACCGGCTGCTGTGGCCACCGAGGACAGTCCGGCACTGATTAATCCCTATCAACAGCAGAGTATTACCGAAACTGGCGAATTTGTGGTTACATTTGTCAACAACTTGAGTACGGCACGTTATAGATACGGTGACGAACTTGATATGTTGGGCACAGTTGGTGCCGAAGTAATCGGTCCTGGAACTACCATTAATGTAACAGTCTATGGGGAAAGTATCAATAGTAGACAGTATACCGCACTATACAGCAACAAACAGTATGGTACCGGCATGAGACTAATGGTATTGACCAAGGCAAGCGCAGCAGAAGAAAGTGCTCGTGATTAATGTTTAGTCTTACTATGGGAGTGCATGATGTTCAGCAGCGTCTCCTCGTGCATTCCTGGTAGTACTGCCAACACCAGCTATACTGCCAGCACCAGACACAATCTTGATATATCAACTAATGTCACTGTTAGGCTAGACGGATCTATAGTTGCCGCCAGACCAATTGCAGTATTTCCGGGCAATTTGGTATCGGCATCGGTTACCACCGGACCGGGATATCTTGATTATCAATTTATATCCTATACCATAGATTCAAGACACAATAGTTTTGCAGTAGTTAATCGAAATAACTACAATCCCACAATTAAATCTGCCGACGCACAACGTCGTTGGTATAACTATCCTGAGGAACATATTACGGTATCTAGATACAGTACTGGGTATGATGTCAATGCCAGCACTGGAATGAATAGAGATCTAATAGATGTAGACAGTCTGCACGTGGTACTGGACCATTGGAATCAGACTGTGTATTTTTATGATCAATACATGTTCATAGCCGAGGTTGGTTTACCGGCCGGTCCCATCGACTACAGAAAAATAAATTACTCTGCTATAGGTACCTATACACAAGATCTATTGATCTTGGCCAATGATGGTCGGTTGTATCGAATCAGGTTTGACAATCAATATGTGTCCAGTGATCAATTTGACCCTAGGGTGGTCAATATTGTGGACCTAGATAACTTGCCCTATACCGAGGACATACCCACAGTAGGCAGTTTTGAAAACCTAGCTAGAAAACGACGACGTGCAGGCCTATTTCCTATTATCAAAGCACTAGATGTTGTTGGTAATAGCATTATTGTAGCCGGATCTAATAGTCTGTTTGTGACTGATATCAACTATAATATTATTATTACAGCCACATTGTCTGGCGAGGACATAATGCACGTAGCTGCGTTTGGCAATGGTGCCATATTGGTAACCACTAAAACACATCGTGTCTATATTATGAACTTGCCAAACACATTTAATCTGGTCTACTCAAGTTCGGCTCTAGGACACCCCTATCAAGTACCGGGCACCAATACAGTGGCAGTGCCCGAAGGTAATCAACAACGTCTATTGATTTTTAACAGTGCTGGAACCTATACCATCTGGACCACGCCTGAGTTTGTTCCTGCCTACTGTAGAGCGTTTGACAACAGCCTCTGGGTAACTGGGCATGATACCAACAGTGTTTATCAATTTACTGCTGCCAATACGTATAATCGCTATGATTTTTTTCGTAGAGTCACACTGGTTAGTGTATTAGGCAATGATATAATTGGCATTCATGCCCTGCAGTATTTTGACACTCTGGATACGCCGGGAATTTATAAGGTCATTCCGTTTAGAGTAGAAGATAGAACTGGACCCGTAAATCATATTGGCACAAGACCAGTGCAACCATTGATGCTGGGCTCACCTATTAGTCCCATTCCGGGTCCAAATTTGGTCTGTTGGACCAATGGTATAATGAATGGCATAGTCAATAGTCAAGATTATTTTTCAGTCAGTTACAGAGCCATAAGATCTGGCACTTTTACCAACAGTTTTATTTTGGGCGAGACTGCCATAGATTATACTACCACCGTGGTGACCAGTTCTAGTATACTAGATCACTACACAGCTACCACTGCACTGCATCGTCTAACACCAGTATATGGTATCTACGATCCGCCAGACATAGGAAATTACGATCAAGGTACTACCATACTAGACAGCATTGGGTTTACTATCAACATGTGGGGTTCAATCTACTCTAATATCAATGTTAGTACCAATGGTTATCTGACATTTGATTCCTACACCACACATACAGCCAATCAACAGTATGGAGATCTGTTGACTGATGCCATATTTGTTGAACCTGGTGATCTACTACAGGACTATCCCATAGACAATACCGATCCAATGAATATTAAAAAGGGTCGGCTAGACAGTGCTGAAGTGCCCACAATCTATGTAAAACCGCAGTTGTTGGGGGAGTTTCGTGGCTATAGAATTCGTTGGGTAGGAACCTCAATGAGGCACTACCCATTGGGTAATCTGGCCAATGTGGTCACATCAATCAGTTCGTATAATCAAATACCCATTGATGATATAAATTTGGTCAATGTCAATGACTATGTGAGTGGTAATGGCATAGTGGTCAGCACACAGGTAGTGAGCAAATATTCCTACACCAACACTGCCACAACCTACGGCAGCAATATTACCACCAATACTTTTTTGGTAAGTGATTCCATAACACCGCCAAAATACGCCAATATCAGTATTTCTGGCACCAAAATTGCAACGGTCTTGGCCAATTCTAGCACCATTATCAACGGTAATACAGTATTGTCTCAAGTTGCTGGTACTGTGGTCGTTGATGGCATCAGTCCTGGCCCAGTTGACAGCAGCTGGATCTATAAATTTGGTGGAGTAAAACAGATAGGAGCTGCCAGCATTGTCAGACAGGCCTACACAATAACCAGTATCAGTAGTGTAGTGGCCAACACTGCGATTCAGGTCAATTTAAGTGACTATAATCAGGTCTATCTAAACCAAACAATCTTTGGTGCCAATCTAACATCTACCAGTATTGTTGGGCGTCGCACAGTGGTCAAAACATTTGTTCTCACAGCCAATGCCACAACAGTGGTGGAAGGCAATGCAGTGGCATTTAGTCTAAGCACAACTAATGTGGCAGCAGGCTCGGGCTATAACTATAGTCTTATCGGGCCAGGATTTGATGCCAACGATCTGGTATCTGGATCAACCACAGGCACATTTACTGTGGGATCCACCATGTCGGCACTGTTTGTTACCAATAGTGATGCACTGATAGAAGGCACAGAAACCGTGACTTTTAGTCTGGCCAATATCTATCCTGGGTATAGTGTACCATTGTCGGTATCTGTTGACCTAGTTGACTCAGGCACCAGTATAATTACACCAAAAACGGCCTCAGCCAGCTTTACCGAATACTATATTGATGTGGCAGCTGCTCAGACTCTGTCCAATGCCGATGTTATCAATCTAGAAAAAACATCGATTAGTTTTGCAAGTATACCATTGGTTTCGGGCACAGCGGTCTACGAACTGCATACACTAACTGCCGATTCAACAGTGCCTGCCATTGGCAGTGCCACAACACTGGTGTTGTCTGGTAATTTTGTAGAGGTCAACAACACAGCAACTGTCAGTTCTGCTACTAGTCTGCTGTTTAAGGCCAATGTGCCAGCTCCTACCTACAGCTATGAGGTTGGTCTATATGCAGGACGCAATTATCAGTACATAGAACTCTATTATGATCGAGCCACACACTCATCTACAGCCAATATTGGTCCTGCAGCCGGCGATATTACCAAGCCCAATGCCAGAATGCCAGTGACCACTGCGTCAGGTACTAGTGTACTATTTGGCAGTGAGTCAACCGACGGCATCTGGCGCTATCTGGGAACAGGTAGTTTTAGCAGTGACAATTCAGGATTTAATCCAAGGACTCCAAGATTTCAAATAGAACGCACTCTAGATCCTACCGAACTTGGTTATGTGGCCTATATAGATCAAGAAATTCCCATTTTCGCCAATGTCAGAGCTAGCCTAGACTATGGCCGATTATATCTAAATGGTGGATTTTACGATGGCACGCAGAATCTGGCCAAGAATGATCAGCTGACCATTTATGTGCCTTTTGGTTCTACACTAAGACCCAGTGTCAGTGTGTTGGGCATAGGTGATTATCAGTTGCCTTTGCCTACTGCGCCGGCCAACACGATCTCTACGATTCCTACAGATATCAATCTACAAAACAATTATCCCAGAGAAACCCTGGCCAACTCTACTATTACCATTGCCACCACAGGACTCTATATGCTACCTGTGTTGTACAAAAGTCAATACAACAATACTGGACTTGATTATATATTCCAGGCCAATATATCAGGCACAGTGGCCAATCTCACAGTGGGCAATTATTATCAGCTGTCGGCTGGCGATACCATTAGTGTAGTCAATCAGTTTTCCAGTGCTAGGAAATTTGACACTAGAGATATAGTAATCAATGGTCCGCGTACACTGATCTATCGTACCAGAACAGCCGGAGATGCAACTTTTGCCAGATTTGATTATCCAACACTGGTGCAGCCATTTGTGCGTTATGTTGATGACTGGGCTCCAGGATTGCCCTACTATAGAACTGCAAATATTCTGGCATCAGGTCCTGCATCGGCATTGGTTTTTGCCACCGGTGCAGGGGTAGAATTGGTTATTAATGGTCTAGCGTCAGGACAGGCCAATACAGTCACATCTGGGTCAAATCTAGCACTACAATGGACCGTGCCGACCTATTCAGAACAGCCGGTCACTGTCTATCAGATATACCAAGATCTAATAGATGCTGGCAATGTTTATGTGGACATTGGATCTTGGAATATAGAAAATAAAATTATTTCTAGTATTGCTGACATTGATGTTGCCACAATAATCCAGCCGGATCTAGAACCAATTATAGACACCAACAGGTATATAGCTGCCAATTTGGCCAGTCAATTGGTTGACCAGTCGGATCAGATTCTGACCAGTCTGGCCCAGGAATTGGTATCTAGCATTGCTGGGTCAGGCACTAGACAAATATTGACCGATTTCGTTGGCAGTTATACTACAATTCTGGTCAATACCATAGCCAGTGAATGGACTGGATCGCATCTGGCTCTGTCACAGACTTTTGGTAGTCAATTGATCACAGCAGTGACCGGATCTGTCCATACAATCAGCAGTGAAGGTGTACCCAATGACGGTACCTGGTTCCTGGTGGATCAAATTGATGTAGAACGTCTGCCAGGTACCTATACAATTGTGCCTTCTAGACTGGAATTCGACAGCAACAGACTACAGTTTGCTCTGATTCTAGTGGATCAAATACGTGCCGAACATTTTACTAGCCCCAGCTGGAATTTTGCACAGACCATCAGTATGGACATGCCGATTGTACAACAGGGACAATTTGTCTGGCATATGCCAGTGGCAACAATAGCAGATCCTATAACTGTCAGCTATCATAGCATGCCTCAATCTCAACTACTAGAGACTTCAACTCTGATCAGACAGAGCAGCAGCGAGCCTCAATTTAAGGAGCTAGCAGGGATATTTACCGGTCCTCTACAATTGGTAACCAGCATCCAGTCCACACTGTTCAGCTCATTTAACATAGAAAACCTATTAGGTCCGGCCACAATGTTCATTGATCTAACACAGGCAGACCCTGGTGCTGTACAGATAACTGTCTTTAGTTCCGGCACAGAACCAGAAATTGTTCAGGTCACTGAATTTTTTGACAGCAGCTCGGCCGATAGTCTTTTTGTACCAAGTCTGTTCACTGCTGCACAGGACAGTCTGTTTATCTATTACACTGTAATAGAACAGCCTAATTTTGTCAGTGAGCATGTGTTACCGGCTACTATGATAGAGTCGGTTATTGACAGCAATTTTGAACAAATCAATCAAATTTATACAGCATTTGCTGCAGAACCTGTGATTGAAACACAGGTGTTCATTGAGTTCGCAACAGAATATCTACAGAATACTCAGCTACTGCCAGAATTTACAGCAGAATATCTACAGAATACTCAGCTACTGCCAGAATTTACAGCAGAATATCTAATCAATGGTCTCATTGTCAATGCCATTGACAACGAATATCAGCTGCACAATTTTATACCTCAGGACCTGGATCCTGAATTATATAGGCCCATGTTGTTTTATCCAGAGTTGGCACCAATGGTTGTACAAGAGCATATTATACTAAATGACTTTAACATTGTTAGACTAGACCCAGTGGGATCTTTTGTTCAGCTAGTTCCAATACAGCTAGATTATCGCCCGGTTCCAGTGAAATTTGACTTTGAGTTATACCAAGACTACCTACATGAAAGTCTGTTATTGGATCAGCAGACCACAGCATCAACTTACATTGGTATGTATGCCGATGGGGGTCGTGGTGGTGATCGACCCAACTATCCCAGCCAGTTGCCATTTGTTTTTTATCAGAGAAGCTGGTCCTACGGTCCAGCGGCCTTTGTGTCACAGCAATCAGCAGCAGTGGTTGCAGCTAAGTATGTAACAGCAGAGGCCATTCAAATAGTAGGCACAGACTATTGGAACTATAGGATTTATTTTGACACTAGCCATGTCTGTTATCCAAGATCGGGTCTGAGATTCCCAGTTACCTGGTTGATTAGAGGAGGATAGTGGGTGTTAGTAATTGGTAATCATCAGGTGCTGGTTCCTGCTACCCAAGAACGCAGCTATTTTAAAGCCAACAGTATTACAGGACCCGGCACCGAACGACTGGCCAATGTGGTCACCGGCACCTTGAACAATCAAACCGAATTTGCACTACCATTCAGACCATTGAGTGTAGACTGGGTAGAGGTCTATATTAATCAATTGAGGGTCATAAATCCGGTCTATCCCACACGTCATACCGCAGCAGTGCCCACAGAGGCCTATACGTTTCGCAACGGTAATATAGTTTTTTCGCAGCCGCAAACAGGCAGCATCACTGTGATTTCAGACACCATAGTCAATCCTCTGCCGGAGACCACAGCCAATGTGTCTCTGCAGGGATTGATCATTGAGTTTGATAACATACAAAGTTATGATAGATTTGAACAAAGATTCACGCCCTATAGATATGCTGTGGGCTATGACGGCAATACTGTCAACAGTCAAGGGTGGTCAAATACACAGTTAAGAGCTCGTGTTGGTGTGGCTTTGTACTCCGAACCCATAGTGTTGCGCCAGCCCGATTGGGGTTATGTGCGTGTGACTCAGAATCGTAGAAATCTGCTCTATGTGCCACCGAGAAATTTTCGTGGTAACGACAGTTTTAGCTATACAATGATAACCCAACATGGACAGATTGGTCCGCCTAGATGCATTAGAATAGAAGTAGTCCAACCTAGTCCGCCGCGCACATTGACTCTGGCCACAAGCCGAGTCAGAGTACCGGAAGGCAACCTGGTGGTAATCACATTGACATCGGTTGGTTACGTTGATGGCACCGAATTTGACTACTCTATTACCGGCACCAACATTACTGTCAATGATTTTTATAATCGAGACATCATACCTGGTACCTATTCCATAGTTGGCAGATATGCAGACAACAAACAAACAGCTAGTACAGTAGCTAACGCACAGACCTTGAGTTTTGAGTTGAGTTCACAGTTGGCATCAGAAGAGCTATTCTATACTGTAGAGCCCAGTGCTGCTGCAGCCGAGTTGAATATACGCAGTTTAACTGGTAAATTTCGTGTCAACACCAATTCTAGCACACAGATTGGCACAGACAGCTTTACCGCTGCTATATTTCCTGATTATGTGGACGAAGGCGACGAGATTTTTACAGTAGCACTGACCAATTTTCCCAGTGTTAGAGTTTCGGTCACCATTGAAGATCTACTGGCACAGTACAGAATACAGGCCAATATCACAGTGGTTGACGATGATTCAGTTATGGAATTTGCAGTGAGCAGCAGATTCGTCAACGAACTACTATATTTTACTATAGAAAATGCCGACGGTAGTCCAATAACTTATATTCCACTTGGTTATACTATCACTGCTGTGAAACTATAGACATTGCGGCCCCTGATGCATAGCTTGGGTACATAAATACTAGTTATTAAATTAATTAGATTGGATCAGCTATGGCCGCACCTAATATAATCAGTGCAACTTCGATTATAGGAAAAACAAATGCAAATTGGATTACCATAACACCAACTGCAATTTTGAATAATCCTAACAACAGTAGCCAAGTTTTTAGGATTAATAGTCTTTATGTGAGTAATCTAGGTGCACAAGATGCCACTGTCACAGTGGATTTTTACCGCGGCGGCACAGCCTATGCTATAGTAAATGCCAGTCTGGTTTCTGTAGGCACCAGCAGCGTGCCTATAGCCAAAGACACCGGTATCTATCTAGAAGAAGGTGATCAACTCAGAATTGCAGCCAATCTGGCAGGAATACTACAGTATGTGATATCATATGAGGTTATGAGCTAACCTACTATGATTCGTTTGATTAGACATCCGGCGGTACTGAACAATCTAGCTGCCGCTAGTAATGTTACCAATACTGTACTGGGCACACCTTTAACATTAACTGGTAACCTAATCAGTACCAGTACCACATCTGGACTGTTGCAAGTTCGTGGAGGTGTTGGCGTACAGGGCAACGTACATGCTCTAAATCTATTTGCTACTAGCCTATCGGGCACACTGACTACAGCGGCACAGCCAAACATTACCAGTATTGGCCTACAGGCCAATCTCAGTGCCATCAATCTTACTGTCACAGGCAATCTGGCTGTACTTGGTAACACAACCACTGTGGCCAGCAACAATACCTATGTGACCAATGCATTGTTTGACATACACACCGGTGCTGGTGGTGGTGCACTGTCGGTAGATGATGGTCAAGATCTGGGTCTACTGATACACTACTACAAAGGTTCAGATAATCGTGCATTTCTAGGATGGGACAATCAGACCCAACAGTTGGTCTATCTGACCAATGCCACAGTGGCTGCTGGACAGGTCACAGGAACTCCGGGTACTTTTGCTGTTGGTAACATTGTGGTCAGCGGTACCACTGCTGCTACCAGTACCATCACTGGCGCTGTTACTGTAGCCGGTGGTCTAGGCATACAAGGCAATATCTATGCCGGTAGTATTTATACAAATCAGATTTTTTTCAGCAATGGCGCTGCCTATGCCAATGCTGGTGCCACAGGTGCACCGGGACTGACTGGTGCCACAGGGCTAACTGGTGCCACAGGCACCACTGGTGGGCTAGGACCCGTTGGCGCCACTGGACCCATTGGAGCCACTGGTGCATTGGGCGTACAAGGTCTGACCGGAGCCACTGGTGCATCTGGTCTGACCGGTGCAGCGGGTAGTGCGGGCAGTACCGGAGCCACAGGTGCAGCTGGGCCTGCAGGATCGGCAGGTAGTACCGGCGCCACTGGCCCCACAGGCAGCACAGGGCTGACTGGTATAGATGGATCCACTGGTGCCACTGGGCCACAGGGTGTTCCTGGAGTTGGAGCCACAGGGTCCACAGGTGCCACAGGTGCAGCTGGGCCTGCAGGATCAGCAGGCAGCACCGGCGCCACTGGCCCCACAGGCAGCACAGGGCTGACTGGTATAGATGGATCCACTGGTGCCACAGGGCCACAGGGACCAGCTGGCATAGGAGAATTAGGCAGCACTGGAGCCACCGGTCCACAGGGTCCTACAGGTAGTCCGGGCAGTACTGGTTCCACTGGTATTTCAGGAACTCCTGGACTGCCCGGCGATATAGGCAGCACAGGTGCCACCGGCCCACAGGGTATTCCTGGTATTGGGCAAATTGGCAGCACTGGTGCCACAGGCGCTGCTGGTCTCACAGGATCAATAGGCAGCACTGGTGCCACTGGTGTGGCAGGTGTACAGGGACTGACTGGAGATCTAGGTGCTACTGGAGCCACAGGACCTGTGGGTGCCACCGGTTTTGCCGGTGCACAAGGTCCAGCTGGTGATCCAGGAGGAGCCACCGGAGCCACTGGCCTTGCAGGAGCCACGGGATCTACAGGAGCTACTGGTGCCACTGGACCTATAGGCGCCACTGGTGCTGGAGCCACAGGATCTACAGGATCTACAGGAGCCACTGGACCTGTAGGTGCTACTGGTGCTGGAGCCACAGGTGCCACTGGCGTTCAAGGTAACATAGGACCTGTGGGTGCCACTGGCGTTCAAGGTAACATAGGACCTGTGGGTGCCACTGGCATTCAAGGTAACATAGGACCTGTGGGTGCCACAGGTCCAGGTGCCACAGGTGCCACAGGGGTTCGGGGTATACAGGGCAGCACTGGTGCTACTGGACCTGTGGGATCCACTGGTATTCAAGGTAGTACAGGACCACAGGGCGTATTTGGTGGCGCCAGCTTCGACTATACGTTTGATGCCAATATAGGCATAACAGATCCAGGTCCTGGCAGATTACGTTTTAATACGGCCAATGTGGTCACAGCGTCGCAGCTGATTATCGACGATGAACAAGATGGTCCATTTGACATACAGGTATTTCTACGTGCCATCAACGACAGTTCCAGTCTGATAAAAGGACATTATCGTGTAAGCGACAAACTTAATGCCAATGATTTTGCTCTATTTACAGTCAGTAATGTGGTAGAGCAGTCTGGGTTTTTTACTATCAACAGTGCCTGGGTCAGCGGCAGTGCTGTTAGTTTTGCCGACAATCAAGATATAGTTATTACATTTGCACGTACTGGTGATCGTGGTGACACTGGTAGCACAGGAGCCACAGGTCCACAGGGTTCTACAGGTCCCATAGGCAGTACCGGTGCTACTGGAGTTTTTACCGGTAATACTGCAACACTAATAGTTGATGGCAATATAGGCAGCAGCAGTACCAATAGTGGAGCATTTCAGGTCATAGGTGGCGCAGGTATCAGTGGAAATCTCTACACCGGATCCATCTATACCGACAACTATTATACAGCCAATGGACAGCCGTTTACCAGTTATACCAATGTTGATGCCAGAGCATTACTAGATTCGGGTGTGGCCAATATACGGGCCAATACCATTATCACCGGCACTATCACTGTCAACAGTGCCATAATTGCCAGTATCAGCGCCAATACCATTACCACTGGCAATATCAGCGCCAATACCATTACCACTGGCAATATCAGCGCCAATAACTATTTTAATGCCAATGGCCAACCATTGATCACAGGAATCACTGTACGTAGTCTGCACATAGGTAACCTGCAGCCGCATGTGACAGTGACCAATGTCACTGCTTTGGAATTTGACGAAGACAGTGGGTTTGAGATCAGCAATCGTGGATCTGGCAATGTGCTGGTAGCCATGAACAGCACATTCAAGTATTGGGATGTGGCTGGCAGCGATCAATTGGTAGCCACTGGACTAGATCATGTGGTCATCAACAGCGGCAACAACATTGTAATTACCAGCAATGCCAACGCCAGTCCTTATCAAAGCATTAGATTTAGCACTGTGGCCAATCCCACATTTGCCAATGTCTATGTGGGAGCAATCTATACCGACAGTTATCTAACGGCCAATGGACTGCCATTTGCTGGAGCCACTGGTGCTACAGGCGTCACAGGTGCTACCGGCGTTATGGGCGCTACAGGACCTCAAGGCAGCACTGGTGCTACCGGGCTAACTGGAGCCACTGGTTCAACCGGGCCGGCCCAGATTACTGTATCTAATAGTGCACCAGCTGGTAACATGACCGGAGACTACTGGTACAACACCGACAATGATGTACTCTATATCTATACCAACAATCAATATGATACATTTTGGCTAGATATCAGTTCAACTACTCCAGGCGCACAGGGCAATGTGGGTCCACAAGGCGCCACGGGTGCCACAGGACCAGGCGGCACAGGAGCCACGGGTGCCACAGGAGGACTAGGACTTACAGGCATAACCGGAGCTACCGGCAGTCCTGGAGCCACCGGCAGTCCTGGAACACCGGGCGCAGCAGGATCTACCGGTATCCGTGGAGCTAGTGGCAGCACAGGTCCCATAGGCGCTACTGGTGCCACTGGCATAGCTGGGTCAATTGGCAGTACAGGTCCTGCAGGTGCACAAGGTGCCACCGGATTAACAGGCAATCAAGGTGCCACTGGTGTACAGGGTGCCACAGGCCTAGGAGCCACCGGAGCCACAGGTCCGCAAGGTTCGCCGGGTACTCCAGGTGGTGCCACTGGTGTTTCGGGTGCCACAGGTGCTACTGGCCCAGCTGGTGATCCAGGTGGTGCCACAGGTGCCACAGGTGTTAGCGGTACCCCTGGGGATCCGGGTGACATAGGAGCCACTGGAGCCACAGGACCTTCCGGTTCCAACGGCGATCCTGGTACCCCGGGCAGTCCAGGTGCTGCAGGATCCAATGGTGCCACAGGAGCCACAGGGCCTTCGGGCAATCCGGGTAGCCCCGGCGGTGCAACTGGTCCCACTGGTAGCACAGGTGCCACAGGTATCAAAGGCGACCCTGGCGATCCTGGTGGTGCCACTGGTATCACTGGACCCATAGGTAGCACAGGTGCAACTGGGCCACAGGGACCAGCTGGTAACCCTGGCGGAGCCACTGGTGCTGTAGGAGCTACTGGTCCAGCCGGTGCCACAGGTGCTGCGGGTGCCACAGGTGCATTTACTGGTACTACCAACCTACGTATAGTTACAACTAACACTAGCATCAGTACCAGTACCACATCTGGCGCCCTACAGATAGCAGGTGGTGCAGGTATACAAGGCAATGTCTATGCTGGTGCAGTATATACCAACAACTACTATTATGCCAATGGCACACCGTTTGTGGGCGGCGGTGGCGGTAGCAGCAATGTCAGCAGTCTGAATGATCTAACTGATGTGGTTATCAGCAATGTTGTTGCTGGGGAAATACTAAAATACAATGGAACAAACTGGGTCAATGATGTAGATCTAAGCGGTGCCGGCAATGTAACCATAGTCAACAATACCTATAGATTGGAAGTTGAGACCGAAGCCTTTGCCAATGTGTTTATAGGCGATGGCACCACCGGCAATTTTAATTTCAATGGCAATATCAGTTCAGTTAGCCAATTGGTTGTACACGTAGATGGTATCTATCAGGTTCCTGGTGTAAATTTTAGTGCCAATGCCAGCTGGATCTCATTTAGTCCAGCACCAGCAGCCAACAGTGAGATTGTTGTACAACATGCTATCAGTACCGGCGTCATAGGCGGCGGTACCGCTAATGTTCAGGTCAGCAATGCTGCGCCCAACTCAGCTGTCAACGGACAGCTATGGCTAGATACTGATAATGCCATACTCAGCGTCTATCTGGGCAATGCCTGGGTTGGTGTTGGTGGATCCAGTAGTTTACTCAGTGCCAATGACTTTGTGACAGTAGGTGCTCTGACCAGCACTGGTAATATCACAGCCAACATTATCACAGCCAACAGTGCCATATACAGCAACTATTATTTCTATGCCAACGGTACTCCATATCTAAACACCGGGCCTACAGGCGCTACTGGACCCACAGGCGCTACTGGTCCAACCGGTCTGGGCTTTAGCATAGCCAAGACCTATGCCAGTGTGGCAGCACTTACTGCAGATACCAGCCCAACTGCTATTGTGGCCGGACAGTTTGCCATAATTGACAATGGTAACTACAATTCGGATCCAGAAAACTCCAGATTGTACCTATGGAATGGTGCAGTCTACAGCTATGTGTCTGATCTTTCGGGTGCTCAGGGCATTACTGGACCACAAGGGGCCACTGGGTCAGCAGGGACACAAGGGGCCACGGGTCCATTGGGATCCACAGGCCCAACAGGTGCCACAGGGCCAATTGGATCAACTGGTGCCACAGGCCCTATAGGTGCTACCGGAGCAGGAGCTACCGGCCCAACAGGAGCTACCGGCACACAGGGCATAGCCGGTATCAATGGTGCCACAGGAGCCACAGGACCACAGGGTCCAGCTGGTGATCCAGGACCAGCCGCTACACAGGGAGCCACCGGAGCCACAGGTGCGGCCGGTACTGCAGGATCAATAGGTGCCACAGGTGTCACTGGTAGTACCGGGCCTAGTGGACCAGCTGGTGCTAACGGACTAGACGGTGCCACAGGTGCTACTGGACCAGCAGGAGCCACAGGTGTCACTGGTAGCACTGGACCAGCAGGAACCAGTGCCAATATCACTGTCTATGATGAAGGTCTGGCACTGACCACAGCGGTAACTGCTATTAATTTTGTTGGACCGGGCATCACAGCCAATGCCGTGGGCAGCAATGTCACAGTTACAGTAACAGCCACCGGCATTGTTACGCCAACTATTAACCAGACATTTACCGGCAACGGTGCACAGACCAATTTTACCTTAACCAGTGCAGTAGCAGCCACAGATCTACTGGTAACAGTGGACACAGTGATTCAGCTGACACCCAATAACTATACAGTGTCGGGCACCACATTGTCATTTACATCGGCACCAGATTCTGGTGCTGTGATTGGTGTGCGTAGTTTTGGTAATTATTCCAGTAGAGATGGTTTTGTTGACACATTTACGGGTAATGGTGTACAGTCTAACTTCACTCTAAGTGGTACAACACTAAGCAGTCTCAGTACCATTGTGTTTGTTGATGGTGTCTATCAGATTCCTGGCACGGATTTTACCACCAGCGGTGCACAGCTGACTTTTACCACGGTGCCCGATGCCAATGCAGAAATTGTAGCACAGAGTTTCAACAATACCCTAGGTGATGCCATTGTAGCTGACCCGCCGGGCATTGCAGTTGGCAATGTGGCAGTAACACTAGATACATTCAGCACCAGTTTGTATAGAACAGCCAAGTATGTGGTTTCTGTGAGTTCGGCCACAGAATACCAGGCCACAGAAGCAATGATTGTGCATAATTCTATAACATCGCAGTTGGTTACCTATGCGACCATATATACAGGTAACACAGCGATTATGCAGTTTACGACAGATATAGTTGGAGGACAGGTTAGATTTCGCGGCACAGGCACAGGTTTGGCTAACACTGTCAAGTTACAGTCAAGTTATGTTAAGGTTTGATTAAATGACAATTAAAAAGTTTGATCTTAGAGGTCTAGATAACACTGCCAATTCGCAGGTACTGACCACTGACAATCTTAACAGCAATACTGTACTAACAGCCATTACCAGTGTAGCAGCTCTGCGCGGAGCCACTGGTCCTACAGGCAGTACTGGTCCCATTGGGGCCACAGGAGTCACAGGCAGTACCGGGCCACAGGGGTCAACAGGTGCCACTGGAATTGTAGGTGGTGTTGCCTATACAGTTACCAATGCAGGTGCCAGTGCCTATATAATCAACGGATCTAACAATCCCACACTGACACTGATCAGAGGTTTTACCTACTATTTTACCATTCAGGCCGGTGGACATCCATTCTGGATTAAAAATTCGCAGACCACAGGCACCGGTGATGCCTATCCGGGTATAGTCAATAATGGTACTGATAACGGACTGATAACCTTTACAGTACCTGCTAATGCACCCAGCACCTTATACTATATTTGCCAATATCATGGCAGCATGGTGGGCGTGCTGGCCATTGGAGACTTTGGTCCTGTGGGCAGTACTGGAGCCACAGGCCCTGTAGGCAGTACCGGAGCCACAGGCCCTGTAGGCAGCACCGGATCAACTGGACCTGTAGGCAGTACCGGACCCGTAGGCAGTACCGGATCAACTGGACCCGTAGGCAGTACCGGATCAACTGGCCCTGTAGGCAGTACCGGATCAACTGGACCAGTAGGCAGCACCGGACCCGTAGGCAGTACCGGATCAACTGGACCTGTAGGCGATATTGGATCAACTGGTGCCACAGGCCCTGTAGGAGCCACTGGCGCAGGAGCTACTGGAGCCACAGGCCCTGTAGGAGCCACTGGATCATTTATAGGTTTTACTGTACGTAGTCTATATGCCAACAGTCAACCTTTGGTCACTGTCAGCAATGTTACCAGTCTGGAATTTGATGACGATTCTGGCTTTGCTGTGACCAATAGAGGGGCCGGCAATGTGCTGGTAGCCATGAACAGCACATTCAAGTATTGGGATGTGGCTGGCAGCGATCAATTGGTAGCCACTGGACTAGATCATGTGGTCATCAACAGCGGCAACAACATTACTATTACCAGCAATGCCAACGCCAGCCCTTATCAAAGCATTAGATTTAGTGTCAACAGCAATCCGGTGTTTTCGGGCAATGTCACTGCCAATCGTGTTTATGCATCGGGTTATTATTTTTCCAACGGAGCGCCATTTGTTGCGGGTAGTGCCGGTGCTGGCGGAACCAGTGCATCAATCACCATATCCAACAGTGAACCTGCGGGATCCAGCATAGGATCATTATGGTTACAGAGTGATACCGGTGAACTGTTTGTCTACTACAATGATGGTGACAGCACGCAATGGATCCAGCCAGTAGGCGGGGTGGGACCCATTGGTGCCACAGGAGCTACAGGAGCTGCAGGATCACCAGGTGGAGCCACTGGTGCCACTGGTGTACAAGGCAACACAGGTTCAACAGGTGCTACAGGCATACCTGGCGCTACGGGATTGGGAGCCACTGGCGCCACTGGTGTTCAGGGCGTTCAGGGTAATATAGGCAGCACAGGAGCTACTGGACCAGTGGGTTCAACAGGACCAACTGGCGCCACTGGTGTACAAGGCAACACAGGTTCAACAGGTGCTACAGGCGTACCTGGCGCTACGGGATTGGGAGCCACTGGTGCCACTGGTGTTCAGGGCGTTCAGGGTAATATAGGCAGCACAGGAGCTACTGGACCAGTGGGTTCAACAGGACCAGCTGGTGCCACTGGTAGCACTGGGCCTATCTACACAATTTCTATCAGTGATGCAGCACCAGGTTCGCCCACTGCCGGCAGCTTATGGTGGAACAGCAACATTGGTACACTGTTTTTCTACTACAACGACGGCGACAGCAGCCAATGGGTCAGTGCTGTGGCAGCACCAGCAAACACCATTGGTTTGGCCAGCCGTACTACGATTTCTGGTAACACCGCAAGTTTGGCCAACACAACCACAGGCAACATCAATCTGTCTGGCTACAAGGGCTATGCTCTGTACAAGATACAGACCAGTGCGGCCAGCTGGGTCAGAATCTATACCGACACCGCCAGTCGCAGTGCCGACAGCACACGTTTAGAAACTCAGGACCCTGGCGTAAATGCCGGTGTAGTGGCCGAAGTTATTACCACAGGAGCAAATACTATTGTTATAGCGCCAGCTGCCATTGGATTCAACAATGAAACTGTGCCAACCACCTCAATTCCCATGGCTGTGACCAATAAATCAGGATCCACAACCATAATTACTGTAACCCTAACCCTAGTACAGACTGAAGTATGAGTGATCTACGCGAATATGTAGTTACTTTGTATGACTACGAAGATTTGGACCTGTTCTACCAGGATATGGAAACGCCGGGCGGTGATCTCTATATTCCAGATCGTAGTGTGGATCTGGCCCTACGCAGACCCAATAGTCGTAACACACATTACTATCTGACTGATGCTGAAGCTGCCAGTGTCAGGGCTGATCCCAGAGTCCTGGCCTGCGAACTGAGACCCAGTGAATTGGGCATAAAAGTACGTCCAATGTACACACAAACCAGCAGTTTTTGGAATCGATCCAGCAGCAACACCAACACACATAAAAATTGGGGTTTGTTACGCTGCACAGAAGGACTACAACGTGCCAGCTGGGGATCAGATGCTACCGACAGTCAAACCGGTACAGTCACAGTCAATGCCGAAGCACGTAATGTTGATCTAGTGGTTGTGGACGGTATGATCAATCCTGCACATCCAGAATATGCGGTAAACGCCGATGGTTCGGGTGGCAGTCGTGTAGTTCAGTACAATTGGCTACAACACAATCTAGGCTCGGGCACAGGCAACTATGTCTACACACCATATGTAGATGCTGGCAATGCCAATAGAACGTCTGACAATAATCATGGTGCTCATGTGGCTGGCACCTGTGCCGGAAACACGCAAGGATGGGCCAGATCAGCCAATATCTATAATATTAATCCATATGGTACAGATCCAAATGCACTAAATGCCGAACTGTTGTTTGATTATATACGTGCTTTTCATAACAACAAACAGATAAATCCTGCAACCGGACGTCGTAATCCCACTATCTGTAACAACAGTTGGGGTTATGTGTATGAATTGGCCATCAGCAGTATTACCAATATCTACTATCGTGGCGCCACAATAGGTGGTGCTACTCCCTATAGTTCTGGTACTCTGTTGAACTATGGCATATACAATACCGGTGGCTATGCTTATCCACTGGCACGTTATGCTGCGGTTGAAGCTGATATTACTGACGCCATGAATGACGGCATCATCATGGTAGGTGCTGCCAGCAATTATTATGGTAAGATTGATGTTCCTGGTGGTCTAGACTACGACAATTTTTTTGTATATTCGGGATCTGCTGTCTACTATCATAGAGGCGGAGCCCCTACCAGCACACCCAATGTAGTCAGCGTTGGTGCAGTCAGCAGTCTCAGTTCAGAAGTCAAGGCCACATTTAGCATGACCGGACCCGGCGTTGATATCTATGCACCTGGACAGAATATAATCAGCAGTTTTAACAGCAGCGGCAGTTTTGGTGGCGTATCAGACACTAGAAATGCCAGTTATGTGATTGGCAAAATATCAGGAACCAGCATGGCCAGTCCACAGGTCACAGGTGTATTGGCCTGTGTGCTGGAAACCTATCCCGGTATGCGGCAGGCAGATGTGCGTAGCTACCTGACTGCCATAGCCAAAACAGGGCAAGTTGGTGACACAGCAGGCAGCTACAGTGATTTTACCAGTCTGCAGTCAGGCCCCAACCGATATCTCTACTATAGAGAAGAACGCAGCAGTACAGGATCTGTGTGGCCCAAGATCAATAGCCTTACTAGACCCAGTGCTGGTCGCGTATGGCCAAGACCTCGAGTGCGCTCTACCCGGTAAATACACAGATGGCAATCAATTTTCCCAATAGTCCAAGTCTAGGGCAGACATTCACAGCAGGTACAACCAGTTATACCTGGGATGGTACCGTGTGGTTGGCTGGAATCAGTGCTGGTGCCACTGGTGTTCAAGGGTCAACCGGCGCCACTGGACCCTTGCCAAACTTATTGGCAGTTAGCTCAAGTCTAATCCCCAACAGCAATGTCACTTATGATCTGGGCACAGCTAGTTTGCGTTGGCGCGATCTATACCTGTCAGGCAATAGTATATATTTAGGTGCCGCAACAATCAGCAGCACCGGCAACACAGTGGTATTACCTGCTGGATCAACCATAGCTGGGCAGAGCATAGGTGGTGCTACTGTGACAGTTAGTAATAGTGCACCAGCTGGTGCCAGCATAGGCAGTTTGTGGTTAGATGATGAAACTGCTGACCTACGTGCTTATGTGGGCAACAGTTGGGTAGCAGTAGTTGGTGTGCAAGGTCCCACTGGCAATATTGGTGCCACTGGACCACAGGGAGCCACCGGTGCGGGTGTCACTGGAGCCACTGGCGCACAAGGCAACGTAGGACCGCAAGGCGCTACCGGCATTACCGGTGCCACTGGACCACAGGGAGCCACCGGTGCACAAGGCAACGTAGGACCGCAAGGCGCTACCGGCATTGCCGGTGCCACAGGTCCCGCAGGTTCGGGCGGGGGTGGTGCTAGTGTCACAGTTAGCAGCGCTAGGCCAGGTGGAACCATAGAAGGTAACCTATGGTTAAATTCTGAAACCGGTGATCTTAACGTATATTTTGGCAATGCCTGGGCTGTGGTAGGCGGTGGAGGTGGTACAGCCAATGTCACAGCAGTCAGTGGTCAACAGAATACTGCCACAGATTTCTTTAGTATTCCCTCAGGAACCACAGCACAACGTCCGGTGAGCCCGGCTAGTGGTTATATAAGATATAATACTACGACTTTAAATGTAGAATATTATGATAGTGCATTTGCACAATGGATGACTGTGAATCGGACTGCTGGTGGTGGCGCAGCACAATTTGAAATTGAATATCTTGTAGTAGCTGGTGGTGGTGGAGGCGGAATTGGTTTCAGTAGTCCAAGTGGCGGAGGCGGTGGGGGTGCCGGCGGATTGTTAGCTGGAACATTTAATAATATAGTAGTTAATACAACTTATAATATAACAATAGGTGGTGCAGGATCTATATCTGGTAATGGAAATCCATCTTCGGCATTTTCTATAACTGCATTAGGCGGCGGTTATGGTGGAAGCGTTCCAGGTTCAAGTAGTGGACAAAACGGTGGTTCTGGTGGTTCTGGTGGGGGAGCCGGAGCTGCTGATCTTTCATATACTGGTGGTTCGGGTACACCTGGGCAAGGTTATAACGGCGGTAATCGTTCTGGTGGCGGTAGTGATTCCGGTGGAGGTGGGGGTGGTGCCGGCGGCGCGGGTTCAGATGGCGTTAACCAAACAGGAGGAAATGGTGGTATCGGAGCTAATTCAGCAATAACAGGAACCACGATAACTTATGCTGGAGGGGGCGGGGGAGGAAGAACCACTGGTGGTGCTGGTGGTGCTGGTGGTGGGGGCGCAAGACAAAATTCTGGACTAACAAATACAGGCGGCGGAGGTGGTGCAGCAGCAACAGGTGGTTCTGGTATAGTCATCCTTAAATATCCAGCTGGTTATTATATAACCGTTGCCGCAGGATTAACCGCAAGCACAGTCATCACGGGTGGTTTCAAAATCTCAACATTTACTGCCGGTACCGGCACAGTATCATTTAGTACATCACCTCCTATAGATGTTCAATATCTTGTTGTTGCTGGTGGCGGTGGCGGTGGCGGGCAACTAAATCAAGCGTGTGGTGGTGGTGGCGCTGGTGGATTTCGTACAGGAACTCAAAGCAACATACAACTTAATATAACCTACACAGTTACAGTCGGGGCAGGTGGTGCCGGGGTAAGCGGTGGTACACTAGGTTCAGTGGGCAATGGTTCCTTGTTTGGTACAATTATTTCTGCTGGGGGCGGTGGCGGAGGTATTGTAAGTCAATCTGGTACAAATGGTGGATCGGGAGGCGGGGCAGGTGGTGGTGCTGCCTCTGGAGGTCTTGGAAATACGCCTAGCACTGTACCCTCTCAAGGAAATAATGGAGGAACATCTCAAGGCGTAACCAATGGCGGTGGTGGAGGTGGTGCAGGATCTATAGGCGGTGCAGGTTCGCCCAGTCAAGGTGGTTCCGGTGGATCCGGCTCAGAGTCTTCTATATCCGGCACATCGATAATTTATGCTGGAGGCGGAGGAGGTGGCGGAGACTATGCTGGTAGCGGAGGTAATGGTGGTGGCGGAAGTGGTGGTGGGTACTTCAATCCTACAAACGTTAGATCTGGAATAACTAACACCGGCGGTGGTGGTGGTGGGCTTACCGGTGGAGCAACAAGTGGTGCAGGTGGTTCTGGCATCGTGATTCTACGCTATTCAACCAACTACTATATCAATTTGGGAACCGGGCTTACCGCAGAAACCGTACAGATAAATGGGGCGGAGAAATACACAAGATTTACCGCCGGCACTGGGCAGATTAGTTTTACCACCACACCACCACTCACAGTGGATTATTTGGTGGTCGCTGGTGGGGGCGGAGGCGGATGTACTTACAATGGAGATAGAGGGGCCGGTGGCGGTGGCGCTGGTGGTTTACTAGCAGGTACGTTAACTAATATATTAACAAGTATTCTTTATTCTATATCCATTGGATCAGGTGGATCAGGGCCAACTGTAGCTGGAACAAATGGTGCCAATGGTTCCGATTCTATATTTAGTTCTATCACCGCCACAGGCGGAGGTGGAGGTGGAGGTGCATTAGGAACTACTGCAGGATCCAATGGCGGATCAGGTGGTGGCGGTAGAAACGGCGGAGGCGGTGGCACCGCCGTATCCGGACAAGGAAGTGCAGGAGGCACAAGTGCAAGTACAGCAGCACCAAATTACGGTGGCGGCGGCGGTGGCGGATATAATGCTGTAGGCGGAAGTGCTAGTGGATCTGCCGGAGGCAACGGTGGTATAGGGGCAAATTCTGCGATTTCAGGAACTACACTCACTTACGCAGGTGGCGGAGGTGGGGGTAGTGTTGGTGGAACAGCAGGTGGTGGTGGGTTAGGTGGTGGTGGTGCTGGATCAAATAATGCTACTGCTGCTACTGTAGGATCTATTAATACCGGTGGAGGTGGTGGAGGTGGTGGCGGAACTGGTTCAAGTTCTTCAGCAGCCGGCAGTGGTGGTTCTGGCATAGTCATCTTACGCATACCAAACTTGTACACAGCCACATTCTCAGCTGGATTAACTACTTCACTATCAACCAGCCAAACCGGTTATAGAACATATACTGTGACCGCGGGAACCGGTACTGTCACATTCACTTAAATACTAGATTATGCCAGTAAGTTTTCCCTCAAACCCCACAACAGGTCAAACATATACATACAACAGTATAGTCTGGCGCTATGACGGCAATAGCTGGGTCAAGTCTGGTCAGACCATAACCGGACCCGCTGACGTCAGCGATAGAAACAATACCAGCACAGGATTCTTTAGTTTACCCCGCGGTACCACAGCCCAACGCCCAACCTCGGTTGCAGACGGGTATATGCGATTCAACACCGACCTAGATCGTGTAGAATACTATGACGCCACTGTGGCAGGGTGGATTACAGTATCGGGCATAACCAGCACACTAACCTCAATAGCAGTGGAATACTTGGTTGTTGCTGGTGGAGGTGGTGCTGGGTCTACGCATGGTGGCGGTGGGGGAGCAGGCGGATTTAGAACTGGTACTTTAACTTATGCCATTGGAACAAGAGTCAGTGTTACTATCGGCGGCGGCGGAGCAGGTGGAGTTGGTGGTGGATCACCGAACGGAGCACCAGGATCAAATGGTGGTAGTTCAATATTTTCCACTATTACATCAGCAGGTGGTGGCTATGGCGGCGGCGGCTATAATTCTTCAGTAGTTGGAGGTTCTGGTGGGTCCGGTGGCGGTAATGGATCTAACACTACTACAGCTGGTCCAGCTGGCAATACACCAAGTACTTCTCCCAGTCAAGGAAATGCAGGCGGTTCAGGGTCAGGAAGCACTACTGGAGGCGCTGGTGGTGGCGGCGGAGCTGGTGCGGTAGGAGCGAACGGAACAGCTTCACCAGCTAAAGCTGGTAACGGCGGAATCGGTGCGAACTCAAATATAACTGGAACTTTGGTTACCTATGGTGGTGGCGGTGGCGGTGGTTCTGATGGACAGGCCGGTTATGCTCTGGGCACAGGCGGTTTAGGAGGAGGAGCAAATGGAAATACCAATGGGGCAGGTTCTGCAGCTCCGGCAAATTTAGGAGGTGGTGGTGGTGGTGGTGGTGGTAATAGCGGAAATGGTGGTGCCGGTGGCTCG